CAATATATACCTGACCGCCTTTATATGAACCTAGTATATTTTTACTAAAATCAAAATTAGCAATATACTTTCCATAGGTGATGACTTCATCTTCAACTAAATTATCATAATTAAATTCTATAGTAACTTCATCATTGTACTGACGAGTAAGAATATAATCTTTAAAGTCATGCTTTGTTAATAGATATTGTCCAGAGTAATCGTACACGTGCATATCTACAATTGCATCTCATTCTAATGGATTAGTTTGAACATTAAAGACTTGTATATAATCTTTTAGTATATCACTATCTCTTTGATTAAGTAAATTACTCATTTATTCTATATTTCTGCTCCTGGTATTAGTGTTCATGGGTCAATTTTTCCTCCTAAAGGCGGAATAGGAGGTTGTGATGCTTTATCTATAAAAGCAATTGATTTTGGTATCGTATGACTAGGTGTATTATCTTCTCAATCTATAGAACTAGAATCTCCTGTGGCAACTATTGCAAATGTAATTCCATTTGGAAAATAATTTCTATCTATTAATTGTCAAGGTTTAATAGCAGCCGAACTATCATATATGGATTCTGAATAAAATTGATCTACTTCATTAGCATCTATTGCTAGCGCTCAATTACTTTGAAGAAGCTCATTATATGATGTACTACTAGTATGTAACCCTTCTTGTCAATATAACTTATAATTAGTAGCATAGCGAACAGGATCGAATGAAAAGTTAGCTGATATAATGTGAAAACTATTTGTATCTGTAATTATAGTTTCAAGTTGATTATCAAATATATAATTTTCATTTACTTCGCCACCATATTCAAATACAAAACTTTGACCAGAGCTTATTGAACCAGATGCTATTGTTCTATCATTATTAGAAATAATATTTAAAAGTGCAAAATTTTCATTCTGTAATATATCATTAGCTCTAGCCTGCTCATCAATTTGGTATTTCATTTCCTGCATGCGTATAGAAAATGTTTTAATATCATTCCAGGTAAACTTAATATCTTGCTCACCGCTAATGTCTCAATATGAGTAGCTAGGTCATATATATATTTGGCCTTCGGTTTCTTTAATAGCTTCGTTAACTAAATATTGATGAGATTCTGATACTTCAAGTTGTGATAAATCACTCTTTACTTTATCGTAGTATGCAAAGAAATCTGAAATATTAACTATCTCTACTATATTCTCTGTATTAAGCTCTGAGATTATTATATCCAAAACATTGCTAGCAGCTGGCTGAGCTACTTTAGTAAGTTTAAGTATGGTTTCACTCATTTATTTTACTACTCTAAACATTTTATTACTATCAGAATATATTCTCTCAATCCCAGAAGTACTATCTGTTGATTTAATTAACACACGATAATATCTTAATGGTTCAAATTGACTCATTCACAGGTCAAAGTAATTACTAGTAGTATCACAACTTAACTTAGTATATGATGTGTTGAAAGGAATTATTACATCTCCAGTATGAGAGTCAACTATAGAATAATAAGATGTTGCAGGCATATATTTAGTTGACATAGATGTTACTGATGATGTAGCAAAGCTTTTTGCTGGATATCTTTCTATTGAATATACTCGTATTCTTGCTTTTTCATCACTCTTGTAATTTCTCTTTAATCCGTGCATTCAAACACTAATTTGACCCGATATATCGATTGCTTCAAGCGACCCTGTAGCTCAAGCTGAATCATCTCACATAGCTTCAAGTCTTGGTTGATAAATTGTATTTGTATCCACACTAAAGAACTTTAAAGCACTTAGTGAGCTAGTAGATATTTCTTCAGAACCGCTTCTTTTAATTATAAATCCATAATTATCACCTACTTCTGCGTTTCACAACTTTGTAACCATATTTGTTACGTTTACATTTAAATCTCCGTCATCAGGATATGAAATTGATTTAGTTGCAGTATATGAAGAGTCATTAATAATATCACTGCCTGCTGTATCTCATGCTTCTGAAACGCTTCTGCTAATTCAACTTACGCCAACAGTTGTTATTGGATCATCATTAAATTCTCCAATTCCCATTTCTCATGATTGTGATATAGGCATAATATCAATATTTATCTCTTGTGCAATTTTATTATCTGCATTTGTATTATATAACCTTAATCAATATGCAGTCGGGTCAGTATCTAAATCTAAATTACTACCGCTAAAATTCTCAAATTTAATTAATATTCTACTGTTAAATACCCCTTCACCGACTCCAAATGAACTACGCTCTTGATTGAGCTCAAGTATAGAATCTAATCCGGTATTTTGACCAGTTCTATCAATATCTGTATCTCTCTGGTATATTGTTGCGTCTTGTGAACTTGTTATTCTATAGATCATAATTTATCTTGCATACCCTCTAATATCTTTTCTATATTTTAATTCAAAGATTGACGGATCTTTACTCGGAAATACAACTCCATCTTTAGTAGCAGTATCAATATTATATAAGTTACCAGAGTAGCCATTATCTTCATTAAATTTATTTATAATTTTAATTTCATTTACATTTTGTACACCATCAACTATTAACAATTCTTTATATAAGTCACTAATTACTATTGGTTGATTAATTTGTCAATTATCTATATTAAAGAAATCATATATTTGACTTATACATCTAAGTATTACATCATTTTTATTATATGCTGGTGAAGTTATAATTTTGAAATTAACTCCAATATTAATAATGTGAGCATCTAATATATTTACAGCATCAGTAAGCATTCTATACCTATCAAGATAAGAAATAATATTTGATTTAACAATATCATTTAGTATAGTAAGATTTTTTGAGCTATCATATCCTAAAACATATAAATTCATTGATAGCGGATTGTCATATTTTATATTTATGTTATTACTTTGTTCAATATACGCTTTTGATATACTTCCATATTTTGCTGGCATTGAATACAGTCTAGTAATGTAATCTTCTTTTGTCACAACTCTTTGTTGAGAATTAAATAGTGCTAATGCGTTTTGTCTAATTTCTTCAACTGTTTCTCCAGCTCTTCCACCAGTAGCAGCTTCTTTATTGTTTACTGAAATTGAAGCAATTACAGAGCTTAATGAACTAGCACTATATATCTCTATTGGAATATCGTACAAATCAGTATCTGTAGAGAGGTCTGAAATTATAGAGGTTATTGTATTCGCTTCAACATTTGATTCAATACCTCCGCCATATAAATAATTCACGACTAAGGTTGTTTGTGGAACTTGACCGTAGGTTCTAGAATACAAAAAGTTTGAAGGATCAATAACACTATCAAATTTTGTAATGCCATTTGCTAAAGCACCGCCGACATTTGCAGGATTAGGTACAATTATTTCATCTGGATTAGATGACATACCTGAGCCGAAATGCATTTCATAATATCCATCATCATTTACTCTTAAAATATATCTTCTAGGAACCCTTCTTAAAGATAGAATATACGGCACTGTGTTTTTATTCGAACCAGAATCAAAATTTTGAAAATCTTTAATTGGGTTGTCTTCAAATATTGTATCTTGTGCAAGATAATCGACTTCGTATCACTCTATATCTTCATTATTTTTTTCATATACAGTGTTTATTGACACGATATTATCTATATTAATTAAAGCTTTATTATACCTCTTTATCTTAGTTAAATCTAACTCTACACTCCCTTGCGTTACTGACATAGCCTTAACTGTTTTCTTCAATAAGAAACTTGTTGGTTCACCAGCGGTAGTTTCATATACAATTACGTCTGATTTATCATAAGAATCCGAATCACTGAAAACTGCATCCTCTATTGTTCTGAATGTTACAGCTTTCGTATCGTCAGTTTTTACTTCAAATCCTGATTTAATAGTAATGGCATAATTATAATTTGGTAAAATTGTCGTACCACTTCCTGTACTCGGTACTACCATAAAAATATCAAGATTTACGTAAGAAGGAATTGATACTTTTGGAATATATCCAAACGCTTGTGATAGTGATACTACATTTTTATATTCTTGAGCTTTTAGAAGTAGTGATTCTTGAAATTGCTTATCTATATAAAATGACAATACATCTCCAACGTATGATGCCATTTCTATAAACATCATGCCAGGAGAGGCTGCATTAAAATCATTATATGTCTGTGGAAAGTATATCTTTGCAAAGTTTATTAATGATTCTCTAAGTGAATTAAAATCTTTGTTTAAATATTTTACGTCTTTTTTATTAGCAATAGTACGATTATACTTGTTCATGTTTTAAAAAATTCTATAATTTCTTCCTTTTTATTTGATAGATAGAGTAAACTCTCTTTCTTTACCCTCTTCTGTTGCTAGATTTACTACATATACGATATTAAATTCTATAATATTTTCTAAAATTTGAAGTGTAATATCTTTAATTATAACAATTGGTAGTCATATACTAACAGCATTTTTAATATCAGAAAGTACATATTCTCTTAAATATTGTTCATCTACTTGTTCAAAGAGAATTTTATATATTGATGTACCAAACATTGGTTGCATAGGTCTACTACCTTTCTGAGTTAATATTAAATTTTTTAAATTAGATGTAATTTGATCAACTGTTTTATATGATGGGTTAAAATATCCAAACTGTGTGTTGCACAACGGTAACTGGCAACCAATAAATCTTGTATAGCTATCACCTTTAATATTTTTATCTTTAGCAGACATGATTCTATAAAGGCTTTGTACCCGGCTTATTTCCCATTTTCTTTAAAAAGCTTGAATAATTTACCTTTGTAGCAAGTTTAGCAACATCTACTGCGGAGGCGTTTCCTGCTTGAACTTCTGTGATCAAATCTTCTTTTGTACCTACTACTCCAGATGGAATATTAGCAAACTGTGGCTCTTCAAATTCCATTCCAATATCAGCAGGAGTTGCATTTTGAGCAAATTCTTTCATCATACTATTACCGTTTTGCTTTAATGTATCTATAGCACCAGCAAATCTATTAACTTTTTGTTCAGGAGCTTCTTTAATAGTTTTCTTTCTACCTCTAACCGCCTCTAATTGTAGTTTACTAGATTCTATTATAAGTTCGCCAAGCGTATTGACTTCTTCTTCAATAGTTCTTTTAATATATTTTTTCAGAGCTTTCATTTCTTCATGAACACTCTCTTTAACCATTTGTTTAAATTCTTTTTTAGTCATTTTTAATTAACCTATCGTTCCTTTCTTTTTAATTTTTTTTTATGATAATCCGTGCCAATAAAATAGAGTAGGAATTGGAGGAGTCCCTGGCACCATAGCAATTGTTATACCAGTCATCGCTTGCATACTAAATCTAAATGATCTAATTATATTTTCTACAATTTCTCCAGGATTATCAGTATTTATTAACTCTATTGGAAATAATATTGGACTTGGAGCTACTACAAAATTAGCAACTACAGATGTTGTACCGGGTGGCAATATTGTATAAGACAATTGACTGTTTAACCAATATAAATTTATTCCAGCAGCGAATAGCATACTAGCTAATCTTATAATCAAATCAGAATTTGTAATATTGCTCTTTAAAAGTAGAAAACCTGTCGTTCAAGCTTTTTTTAACAGCTCTGGATTTGTCTTAATAATTGTATTACCATATATATAATCTTCAGCGTTAAACTTTATATGTTTATCTAACTCATCTACAATTTTATTGACGAAATCTTCTTCATTTTTTGCTTCATGAAGCTCAATAATGCTCACCAAGTCTTTATAAAGCTTATCATTTTTTAATGCCATAGTTACTTCTTTTATAGTGTCTTAGAAGTTTTAGATAATATAGTATTTAGTTGTGTTTTTAGCTTAACAAATCCTAACACATTCATCGGTACTCCTGAAGGTCCAGTTCCAGTTGGTACAGTTGTTTTAGATAGCTCATCAATAAGTGATTCTAACCATGACTTTAAAACGTTACCTAAAACAAGTTGCTCATTAGCATCTAAACCTAGCTCAACTTCTTTACTATTTACAATCGTTTTCTTACTATTTATAATTACATTTTTATTTGCAGATAGTCCAATGTTTGTGTTGGAGTACGCAAGAATTTCATTGACTTTGGAATTAAAAATAATTCGATCTGAGTTAATTATTATTTGGTTTGAATCAAAAAGATTGGGCTCGTCACCGTTGAAACCTACTGTATCTTTGCAAGCTCTATCAAGCGAGACTATTTCATCAGTGGTGATTCATATACTATTATTATCAAGATTTATATCTTCTTTAACTGGAATGATAGGAGTTTCTAGATCATTATATTCTTTATTTTGTCCTACTCTAATTTTAATATTAGGTAGTTTTACATTTTCGTTAGAGCCAAATCTTATTGATTGTCCAAATCTACCCTCTCAAGTAGTATCACCCTCTTGTTGTAATAGTGGATGTATTCTATCATCACTTTCGAACTTATTTCCTAAGTCAACATATGGCTTTCCACCATCTTGTGCACTTATATTATAAAATGCATTATTATTAACGCTATTGTTGCAACTTATTGTTTTAGTATAATAGAGTTCTTTATTCAAATAATTGGAATTCTTAATCTTTACAAGTGAGTAGTCCATATTAGAAACATAATAACCAGTTAATACGAGCTCATGTTTTAATGGAAAAGCTTTTATTCTAGCATCGAATGGTTTAGCCCACTTTAGGTCTTTTTCTTCAACATTGTATTGAGAATATAAGAGCCTAACCTTAACTTTACCAATATCATCTCATGTTTGAAAATCGCTATGTGTATCATCATATATGATATCAATAACTTCACCAAGCTCGAGTTCGTAAAACTTCGAATTACTTGATCCGTCAATATCAGAACCAGCACGAGCTAGACTATTAGTCTTTGGTTTATATCTCGGTTTTCAATTCTCTACTTTATATGACATTAATTAGTTATTGCGTTTTGCCCCATATCTAATTTTATTTGAGAAATTCGAGCTTCAAGATCTTTTTTTTCAGCAGAGCTTAGCGTTACCGGGATATCATTTGTATTGGTCTTTCCTGAGTTTTCTGAAGATAGCATTTTTTGTACTAATGTTCCTAAATCAATTAAATATTTGTCATTTTTAATACTTGTTCCAACATAATCTTCTACGATTGGAAGTAACATTGTAATTGATTCTGCGTCTACCGCTCATTTACTAATAAGCTCTATTAAGTCATCAATTTGTGTTTTAGTTTTACCATGGCTCACATAAATATCTTTAATAAGATCTTCAAATGTTTTATCATCAAAAAGTTTAATTTGTTTAAAATCCATAGCTATCTATTTAAAATCGCTCCTGATCGTAATTACTGACATAATTTATTTATATATTTCCTTTAGTTTTAAATCTTCATCATATAAGCCGCACTCTCTAATAACTTTAATGGCGTATTGCTTATCTCTTTTAACATGCTCTATTTCTTCTTTTATCTCTTCAATGATTTTTTTATGAATCTTTTCTGTAATTGCTATTATTCTCTTCCTTAATTTATAAAATTCTCTTCTGTTTTATTTATAAATAAATATCAAGCAACTTGACTAATTTTAACTTAAAAATAGATTCATAATAGATTCTTCATATTCTTTTGAAATGTTTTCATATATTTTATTAATTTTTTTTAATACATTAGAAATATGTACAGATGAAAGTGTTGTAGAGAGTGTGTACTCTCGAATTAAAACATATAATGCTTTTCTATGTAATGTTGATATATTCTCATATCTTTTCATAATCTCAACTATTGCAGTACAAATGTCTCTATCAAGTTTTTTTCTAAAAAGCTCTTCAATATGATCTTCTAAGTGATCAATAAGCAAGTTAATAATATTCTTATAGCGATCTGCAATATCAAGAGATACTTCTTTCTTGTTGAAGCCAGCCGATATCTTCTCATTAATAATGTTAGTCTCTACTGAGGAATATGCAGAAATATATTTATGAGTTTTCATATATTTATAGCTCTTATTATTTGCCATTATTAAATAGTTTTTTGCCACAACACTGAAGTATGAAAATGCTTTAGTATTTAGTTCGGGATTATATCTATCTATTTTGGTTACGAGATGCGCGATTGTTTCTTGTTCTATATCTCTCAATGAGTCGAAGTAGTAAAACTTGTAACGATGAATTAAACTCTCAACTATTTTCTTAAAAGGTCAATATATTTGTTTTTCAAATAGCTTACTTCTTCGAGAGGATTGATTCACAAAATCAAGCGAATTATATAATACGATAGCGTCTTCAGTTTCTTGAGTAAAATATATTTTCTTTGTCTTAGGTTCTCTCATTATTTTGTTCATTATTCTTTCGCACGACACTAGGATCAACCGTATCAAGCTTACCTGAGACAACTAAGTTTCTCAGATCGAATAGTATTTCCTTTATATTATCCCACAAAATACCAACTTCATCATCTTCGGCAAACATACCTCTATGATCTAGTTCATTTAAATTCTTTAATGTTTCAAGTAGTTTATGGTGAATCATATAGAAGTATGATTCGTATTTAAGTAATTTATTATATAAGTTTATTACAATAAACGCTGCTACACCTGTTATTAAAATTAATATGATTCACAGTATCATAATAATTAATTTCTCTTTAAGAAGTCCAACTTCTCTATAGTAGAAGAAATATGATCTGCATGGTGAATAATAAGAGGAAGTCCTGAATCTGTTTGACTAAAATATGGCTTATTTGAATCTATATATGGCCCATCAGATATCAGTATTGATATGTATTCTACCTCTGTTAATTGAATACCAAAATGCTGTAGTGTTATTAGTGCACTAATTGGTGGAGCGACATATCTCTTACGATCAGGATTTATATTATATAGTATTCCCTTACCTATGTGCCAACTTGATGTTTGTCTAACATAATATGGTTCATCTATGGTACCGAGTTTCCCCCAGTCGTGAAATATCGCCACTAATACTAACTCTTCTTCTGTAATGTCATCTGCAGATAGCTCGCTTTCCCAAATTGCCAAAAGTTGCATTGCTATTCTTACAACATGTAAGGTATGATGTAACCATCCGCCTGTAAAGGCATTATGATAGTCTTCTCTGGATGAAGCTGGAGCTTCAATTATTCTTTCTTTGAAATGGTTAATTATACTAAGAACCTTTTCCTGTCTCTCACCTTCAAAATGATCTGTGACTAGCTTTACAAGAGTTCTAAAGTTCTCATAAATTTCTTCTGCTGTTAATACGTCAATTTTCGATTTCATGCTTTTTATACACTCTCTTTTTTGTTTTTTAGTTAAATGATTCTTCCGTTGAATTTATATCCAGCGTACTATCATATTTTACTATTAGATTAATAACCTCTTCTACTTTTTCTCAATCTTCTTCTAAATATGCTGTTCTAAGTATATCTAATATTTCTTGATAATCAATTTCATTCATAATACTTTTTTAAATTATAGCTCCTATATATATTTTCTACGCTGTTTCTTGAGCTGCGTAAATTCTTTATTCAAATTTTTAATTGCAGTTTTATTCTTTTTACTATCTTGTGTTTCTAGTTTTATCATTTTTTTTCGTACGACATCTATTTGTTGTGAAACTTCTCTGAATTTTATTTCTTTTTCATTCTTAGTTATTTTCTTAGTAGATGTAGTCTTTTCTTTTATAATTGTAGGCTTTTTAGTACCGAAAAGCTCTTCTTGCTCAACTCCACGATGAAACACTTTTCCATCGCTTGTTACAAATTCTTTCATAAATACCCATCCTCGTGGGTATCTAACATTGCTAGCTTTTTTCTGAGTCGTCGCTGCTCCTTGAGGAACTCCAAACAATTTAAGATTTTGTATTATAGTACAGTTAGGACATAGCACTTCCTCAGTGTTTCCATCAACAGAAACGAGATCTTTACAAACTTTACATTCAATTTCTTTAATTGCACTTCGCGGAGCTATAATTTTTTCTTTTTTTATATATGACATAATTTATCCTCTATATTTTTCTAGAACTTCTGCTGAACAATCTACACATTTTATAATATGTTCGTGACTATGAACTTTGTCTCCATGTTTTTTTAATTCATAAATTGAATTTGAATCTAACCATCCGCAATATATAGTCCAATCGTCTCCGAACCCTTTTATAGCTATCCATAATAATGATTTTCCTATATTATAGTTTGTCATATAAATACCATCAGGACTGTTAGGCTCAATTCCTACAGCGAATACTTGTCCTGTGTCAATCTCTTTAAATATTTCCTCTGTTATTTTCATAATTTATCCTCTACTATTTATATCTCTTACATATATAATATAAGAAGAATAGAAAAAAAAGTAAATTAAAAAAAAAAAGGATTAC